CGCGCGTCGACTACTCTACAATTTAAATTCCTCAATGGGAATTAAGCACCCTATTTATCAATGGGGGGGGTGCTATCTTTCTGGATCTGTTCCGAAAGTATGTTGTCCTCAATGGGACGTGGAAGATCACTTCTTCCTTGACGATGTTGCCTTGGTGCCTGTGCACTAAGGGTCAAGCTCTCCGCGAGCCTTGTCGTCTTCGTTGACTTCCAATGCTATTGGAATCAACCTTCCTGGATAGGTTCTTGTTCGCTCTCTCTCGTTGATGAGCTGTTTCTCCAGGGCTGAGATATCCAAATAAGGATTCTGCAGATTAAGGGCGCTAAGTGCTGTACATGCGTCACTTAAGGATTGGAGATAGTTGGCCTTGATTGCAACTTCTTCCTCTTCCTCTGCTCCTTCTGCTAGGAGCAATGGTGCCAAAGATTAGGCGGCTGTCATGATGGCTCCTCGGTGTTCCCATGCAGTAGATAAAAGGTGTTTAGCTCCTTCCATCAAAGTGCTGGGCCGTTTTGTCATTATGATGTCAGGGTTTTGCTACACCCCCGCCAACATACCAGGCATTGGGCTTTTAACCTGCTTGGATGTTTTGAACAAGTTATTGGCTATGGAGTCCGAAGGGTTACCCCAGAAAACTCCATTCCCTTTTATGTTCAATTGAAGAGAGAATTTGGCGTTCTCTCCATTGGTGATGTTCTTGGCCACGTCCTAGAGGATGACGTAGTTGACCAATTCGCCCACGAACTCGTTGTCGTTGAGTCCGTCTCCCTTGTATTGCTACGATTCGTAGACTATGTTGTGATTAACAACTCCGGTCTTCAAATGGAACTAGGGCTTCATCACTTCGGTGTCGCCAGCAATCTCGATGAGTTGCCTCAGAGACAACCCCTGGCCTTGGCCAACTGGGAGCTGTCCAAACTGGACAGTGCCTCTATACCAGGAGCCCACCAAAGAAGCTGCTGGCGTGAGGACGTTGAAGGTGGCCTCAGATGCCCACACGAATCCGCCTGCCGAGAATTTTGACATGTCGGATCCATAGGCTTCGAGCATAGTATACCCGGATTGTGTCTCTTCAAAGATCCCCCTCTGGATCCACGCAGTGTCGACGTCTGCGGCATCGATCATCTTGATCACCATACCTCCTAACCTATCTGTTGCGGGGATATTCCCAGGTTGGCCATCTCCACTAAACGCTGTCATCGAGCTACTCCACATTATCAAGGTGTAGTCGCTAGTGCCTAGAGGTTCCGCTGTCGTTTGATTGAAACGGTTCGCCTCTGCGTAAGTGTTGGATACAGAAAAGGTGTTCGTCGGCAAATTAGTTACATTCATTCCGGCGACGTACGGAACGTTGAACTGACCTGGGTTCATCTTGGACACAAGCTAGTCATCCCAGGCGGTCATGATCTGGGAGGTGTTGGACTTCTAGACGAGCATTCCTTTATCGAATCTAGGTCTAGTGACTTGTGAGGGAGCGTTCTCGTGAATTTTCAAATCGCGTTGGGGCTTAGCGTGGTTTCGCTAGCCCATCCTCTGCAATTTCTTACCTTCCCTCTTGAGCTCCTCTTTCTGTCGATGGAGCTTCTTGTCTTTTTGCTGCTGTTTTGTCATTTGTTTAATATTGACTGCAGTCTGCCTGGTCCTTCCTGCGTAGACGGCTTAACTAACCTTGAGATTCCACAAATCCTTGACGGAATATTCCATTCTGTCGTTGACGTAGTTTTCCATACTATAGTCGATGGAACCTTAAGCGTATTGGATCTGCTTGGTCTGACGGAGTTTAGCGTCCAGACATTCGGCCGTTATGTCTGGCCTCTTGAGCCTCTCAAGCTGTACTCTGAGCATGTCCTCGATGAGGCGGGATATCTTCTCTGACTCGAACCCCTCGAGTATTGCTTTTCTGTGAAGCCAAGGGTCATTGAGTATGTGCTTGTTCTTCCCCGTGAAGTACTGCTTCGTCGTCATCAGCTTTTTGACGGAGCGACACATAGACCAGTTCTCCAAAGTGCCGTCTGGAGAGTCTGACCATTTCGAGCAAAATTCAATGTCGTAGAATTTGCCGATCTGTATTTCCTTGATGCATTGGCCTAATCCCACGCACTGGCTCCGGGTGTTCCTGGCCGAGAGCTCCAGAATCGTGGAATAGAGGAGGTCAGCGTGCTCCGGAGCGACGAATATGACGCAATCGTCGCCGGAGGCGATGGCGAAGAGCTCCTTCGATTTCCACGGCTCGTCGGAAATGCCAGCCTTCTTGACGTAAAACCAGGCATAGCACAAAGTCCTTAGTGTATTTCCCAGGGTTGTCTTGGTGGAATGTCCTGAGAATGTGGTCCCGTTGAGTTCTAGATATATCCAGTCTAGCTCGGGCCCGGGATCGCGCCATAGGCAAGCCTGTTCGACATCCCTGAAGAACTGTTTGCGGATAGTGGCGGGCCAGGTGGGAGACTTTACGCCGGGAAGCTTGACGAAGACTAGATTTTGGGACTTCAACAACGACTTCATTAGCTGATCTGTTATTCGGTCTACCGAATTAATTGGCGCGTTGATCATGCCTTCCCAATTGTGCTGGATTACTTTTCGGACGAAGGGTCTCATTCCCTTCCAGAATCTATCGTCTACCAGCCTCATCAAGCACTCAAATTGCGAGGAATCGAAAGCGCTCCCGTCCAGAGAGATGGCTTTCCAATGCGTCTGGATCCGGGTCTTGAGAAGGTCGACGATGTCCTTCCCTTTCATGCCATGTATGAATCCCGGCAAGTGCTTCTTCAGAAGAGGGAATATCTCTGACTACACTGCTTACATGAGGCCGAACGCGCCTGAGGTTGGGCCCATTATGGCCCTGGGTCGGCTTGACTAGCCGGTCAAGAAGCCATGTTGATCATACTCCATGCTTGGCGTAGTATTGACCTCACCTGACTTGACCATGAGGATGAAGGAGCATAAATAGTCGATGTAGCTGGCATCCCAGAAGACCCTCATCAGATTCTTCTCGTACCGAAGCTTTTTGGAGTCACTCCAAGACTCTTGACCCTTCGGGTAATCCATGAGATAAGTCTGGGGCTCGGGATTGTCTGCCAGTATCTCACTGAGCAGAGTGTCGAAGAAACTGTTCGTCATGTCTCCGAATTCCCTAACACACTCGGGATCAGGCCTCATCTTCGCCGAAAGATGTCTCATAATGGCGCAGAGTATGTTGTCCAGGGATTTGGTAGACCATTCAAATTCCTGGATTAGAACTCCAAGGTTCTTGGAGATCACCTGAGAGCCGCTTCTGGACACGACTTTTCCAACCACTACCTTGGAGAAAGGGACGAGAGCGTTCTTGTGTATAGCCATGCGCTCTGTTTAACGGCTGCAGAGGTTTATCGCGGCTCGAATCTATGCCTGATACAAACCTGGTGTATGTATAACCTCCGGGTTGACCTCCTTTAGAACTGCAAAATCCGGTCTTTTAATGCAGAAGTAGTTCTCCATGCTGATATGGTTTTCCGTGCACTCATTCACTGGCTTGAATGAGGGAGTCTTGACTTTCTGTTTGACTTCCGCGGAGTACAGCTCCATGATGTGATTCCAGTCACACCTCCCATATTGCAGCTGACACAGGAGTTTGTGTCCTCTCTCTGGAGTATGGAGAGGCGGCATGGGTTTAGACTCTTTCCCCTTCTTTTCGGAGTCTGGTTTGCTCGCCTTGTCTCTACCACTGAAGACCATATTGTGCTCGTCGTTGGAGAGTATCTCGCACTTGGTAAGCTTACTGGGTAGCTCGGCTCGCATCAAAACTTTGTTTAAGGTGTTTTGCTTACCTTGGAGCCGAGTGACGGTGACTCGGGGGACTTTAACCCTGTTGGGCAAAAAATGCCCTAGCAGACCCTGATCATTCAGCGGGTCTTGCCTTTCGAGCTCTCTGACTCGTTCGAACTCATCCAAGCCCATGCGAGAGTCCAAATCGCTGGCGTGCGGTGCCACATAGTCGTGGAATCTGCATTCGACCTTGGCTCCGGCGATGTACTTGAAGAGTCGGTTCCTATGTACCTCTTCGTACCTGTACTAACGAATCGTTAGGGCTCTCTTGAAGTAGGAGAAGACCTGGATCTAGTCTTCATGCCTCAATCGAGATATGTCCTCGTTTCTGGACATGGAGTCGAGGAAAGAGGAGGTGTCCTCGTGTGTCCAAGCAGGGGCCAAACCCTCAAGGATCATGGGCGCTACCTTGGTGCCCTTCAGATTCTCCATCTGTTTCTAGATCCAACTAGACTGCAGGCTGCGGCCTGTGTTGTATCCCGTCGCTGCGTACTTAAAGAATTTAAGCTTCCCGGGATGGCCTGAAGACTGGGCTATGGAATACCAGCCGAAATTGATGGTTTGGACAGGGTCCATCAATCCGACAAGTGGGTGTCGGTACCAGGTGCCAGATCGTCTGGCCTTAAAGGAGACTTCGCTCCTGCCGTTAATGATATACTTTCCTTCATTAAAGGGCAGGAC